AATTAAATCACTACTGAATAAAGGATTTTGTAACCCTGCATAAGATTTGCGTATTGCTGGAAACTGAAATATACTACCCATAAAAAAAATTAAAATTGTTGTATTGTAAAATTTGAACCATCAAAAGCTATTTGATTAACCGTTGCCAATAAGTCGCTAGTGTAAACGATTGTAGGAACGTTAATAGTAAACGCCGTAGTGTTTACTTTGTCGTTAAATTCACTTGCAAATATTAACGGTGTACTACCGAAGTCGCTGCAATAGGTTGTACTTGTGTACGCAAATTCGGGGGCTGTTAATATATTGTAAGTCGATTGAGTGCAGTAAATTCTTTTTAAAGTAGCATCATACAATATATTTAACACATTTGCCAATTGACCCACTTGCCATTTACATTGCGATATTAATAGTTCTTTATTTCGAAATGTCGTAAAAGTTGTAAAAGGTGCTTCTAGTGGCTGTACAAATGCAGTAAGATATTTAAAGAAAGTTGATATACTGCCAATAGCGGTAATGCTAAAGAAATTCCTTAGACTTTCAAACAATAACTTTCTATAATTGATATTTCTAAATGCCATTGTAATTAATTACGTTGCTGCCGTTATAATTAAAATATCCTGCACTCAAATTAACACTACCTGTAAAAGATACACCGTCTATTTGCGTTTGTGATAAATAAAAGTTTCTTACCCCTGCTACATTTGCCTGTATATATGTTTCTAAGTCACCTGTAAAGAATGTGCCATTAAACGCAAAGCTATTCATAAACAAAGTAAGATAAGTGTTTATATTAGCTGTCAATGTTGGCAAATCGAAGCTACTGTAATAGGTACAAGATGCTACGAAATACAAAACATTTGCGTTTGCTGAAATGTAGTTTACTGGCAATCCTGCTATTTCAAAGTTTTGCATATACGCCACAAAAGCATTGTATTGTGATAATGTCAATGGTATAGTAGTTCCCGTAATATCCGCACTTGCTACCTTTAAGAATAAATCCCCGTTACTTGTTGAACTAAAAGCCGCTTGCTTTATTATTTGTTTAGTTGTGTCAATAGTAGGATAATAATAATTGCCGTTACCGTCTATTGAAAGACTATCGCCGTATTGAAAAGCTAAAGCGTAGCCTGTATAATATCCTGCCTTGCCGTAATTCTTAGCTGTTATAGTGTCTACTATTGTTGTTTGCGTGTTAGTAAATTCTGTTAATGTAGTATCAATAACGTTTCCCAATGCCTCGCTTACCTTCTCAAATATACCTGTTTGTGAAGGGTTGCTAAAACCTAAAGCGATTAAATTAGAATTTATTATACTTTGCGTTGTTGCCATTAGTTGTAGTTTGTAATTTGGTCAAATCTAACGTTTACGCTTCCTGTTCCTGTTAAGGTTATGTAGATGTTCCCTGCACCGTTATAGTATTGACCTATAATCAAAGGTACTAAATTAGCTGAAGATAAAACCGTTGAAGGCATTATGTCACTCCCACCACCTGTTGAGCCTATCTTAACGGTAACACTTCCACTAATCCACCTAACCGCACCACTAACTACTAGCGTATTAGCCGAAATAGCTTGTGTATAGTTTCCCGTTAATCCTGCAATCTTAATAGGTAAAGCTATTGCGCCGTAAAGTTCGGCAAACATACCGTTTAAAGCGTTCCTAACCACTAATCCGCTATCACCATTATTTATAACTATTTGTGCCATATTATTAAAAGTTTAATCTATCCAAAATGCCGTATCTACCCATAATCCGCTATCATTCCAATAGCTTGTATATAATATCCACAAAGGTAAGGTATCAAATATTGTGTTTATGCTAGAAAGTATCGAAGCCGTTAAATTATTCACTGCTGGATACGTTGCCAACTGCCCTACAACGTTTAAATCCTTTGTAACCGTGTCGGGTATTATTATCTGTTGTCCGATTGTTAATGTCGGTGTCCAATCTGTAAAACTATTGGCATCTAGTACGGCATTTAGGTTTATAAGGCTGCCCGTTGCGTTTAACACAACGTCATTAATACCCATACCTTGCTGCACTATATAGATACTACTCATAGCTTACGTTTGCTGAAATGTTTAATACCCCATTTTGCCCTGTTGTGTTCGTCCACGTTGCTATCGTTGCACCGTCATTAATACATTGTTGCTTCCATCTATTCATCTGTACGGCTGCCTCTTGTTGATGAGCGTTAATTGTGTCCTCTAATCCTACGCCCAACATTGGGTTAGTCAATATCGCACAACGTGACCGCTCAATAATACCCCCGTTTTGTGTAGAGGCGTTTGTGGTGGTTACGAAGTCCCCGTTTGCGTAAGAAATATCCCGTGTTAATATGTCAAAAAATATGTCGAACATTATTGCGTAATTTTTTCATTTTCAATATCTCCCCTTTGTGTCGGTGTTAATGGTTGTGCCGTATATGGAGGACTAACAGTAGCCGCCCATGTTTGTAAATTGTTAATTGCAGTTTCTACTTTATTCAACCTATCAACTAGCTTTAACACTTCTACCATCCCCCCGTTTTCACCACCGTTAAACTGTACAAGGTTGCAATTTACTAACAATTTATCAATTTGGTTGCAAAATAATAATTGAGGTCTGCCTTTGTTGCCATCTCTAAACGTTATAAGGCAATCGCTACCAATTACGGGGACGGTAACTAATCCCCCAACACTCCCAATTAATACGGATAAAGGCACGGCATAATAAACGGGCTGCCCGTCAATATCTAACTGAATATCGGCGGTATAGGCTGTTTCATCAACGGCAATTACAGTACCATCGCAAATGTTACTGTATTTAGTAGTTGCTTTAATAGCCCTATAAAAAGCATCCGTAAGGTTAGCCGTTTGTTCGTTATCCATTATAAATTAGTTGTATCATTTAAATCAGTCAAATATGCTAGTTTTAATTTATGCCTATAACCGCTTTGGTCTATCGTTGTTTCAATCGCTGTTATTACATAGTTTCCGCTTCTTGCAGGATAACGAATATCAGTATAAACAGCCTTTGCAAATAATATCGGTTCGGGGTAAAGATAGGTAGTAATTGAACCGTTAAAGCGCATTTGGCGCACTTTGTTTAGTGCTTCTGTTGCCATTTTTAGGTAAAGGGCTGCATCTTGTTTCACTCTGTAAAAATAAACGTCCCTTTGTTGCCCGTTTGTATCACCTACTTCAATACTATCTTTCTTTCCTGTTGGCTGATAAAACCACGCCTTAACCTTATATGTTTGGAATGTAGAAGTAGGTTTTTGAAGGTCGGACACTATCACGTTTCTATTTGTTGCATAGTTAATAACATCCGTTGTATTTGATGCAACATTACAATATAAGTTAGTGCCATTCAATGTTAATACCAAACCTAACTCTTTAATAAAGTATTGACATATAGAGGCAGGTGTCATCATTGAAAAAGTAATATTCACTAATTCAATGTCGGGAATAGGTAGTACTAAAGTAATGTGTTCGGCATCCGTTGACTTTATATCTATGGTATCATTAACGAATCCTATAATATTTGTTAATAGGTCTTTCAATGTTATTGAAGCATAATGACAGCCGTAAGTATTTATTACAGGTGACTTCTTTTTCTTATTAATCTTTACACTTGCCCCTCTCGACTGCCCAAAAATACCCAAATTGAAAAAATACTGATAATCCATACATTTTATTTTGATAGGATTGCCGAAAACGAAATCAGTTATAAAACCTTCAAATATTGTTTGCTCACTGTAAGTATCATAATTAGCCGTTACCGAAACAGTAGAACCAACGCCGAAAGATGCTTGTGTGTTTACCGTGTATTGTGTTAATTTATCGTGTGTGCCATCTTTGTATTGAATAACGCAATTCATAGGTAACGTAATTTCACATTCAGCCCCTAAAGCGTGACCGTCATGCTTCTTACTAACGCTGCAAATAGTCTTTATAGTATTGCCGTTAATTGTTACTGTAAGATGTGCGTTAAAATACATACTATGATATTATAAGCGTTTGCCCTGCGACGTTTTCAATTGCTGAAATCTTGAACCCTATATTTGTGCTGCCTCTCGAAATTGTAGGATTAACACTTTCTACAATTATCTCACTTACACCCAATGCGTTTAAATAAGTATTAGTAATATTTAACACACTATCTGGTATCCATATTTTAGTCCACGCCGTGTTGAGGCTATCTTGATCGAATATCCAAAAAGTACCATCATAATTAATTTCGCCTACTGCATTGGTCTTTCTAAATACACATTCAATCTCAATCTTATATGGTTCTCTTAATATCCTTTCGGTTACATTTACGCCGTCTAATATCTTAGAATTAACTAATAGCTTTTTACCATCAATAGTGATAAGCGCATCCTTTGGCAATGTTACCCCATTAATAATTACTAACGCTGGGTAATTCGTAGGGTCTGCGCCTACATTATTATAAGTCACTTGCAACTGTGGTGGGTTGCTAGGTGTACTTTGGTGTGCATTGGGGTTATTTATACTAATAGCCATAATCTATTGTGTTTGTCCTTCGTTGTATGCAATATTGTTAATAGCCCTAATCATTTGCTCTACCGCTTCTTCTCCCTTTTGCGGTAACTGTTTATTATCCGTTGTGGTAATCTTTTGGAAAGCATCTTTAAAAGTAATGTTAATAACTTTAGCTTGTCCTAATCCCCCACTTGCACCTGATAGGGCGGATGTATTAGTTGCATCTCCCGTTACCGCACCACCACCACCTAACTTTTTATCTATATTTATTTTATGAGACTTGAAATAAGCCTCTTCAATACCCGCAGCTTTTTTCAAGCTATATAAAGCGGTATTATTTTGTTGTTGTGTTTCTTTTAATTTATCAAGTTGTTTATTTTCTTCAACCCATCTATCGTATTCTGCACTATAATAGTCCGAAGGTTTATTTTTAATTTTTTCTTGTGTAGCATTTATTGAAGCAGCTATATCAACATTATTTTGTTTAGTTAATGTTTCAATCTGTTCTTTTATAGCCTTGTAATTTTCTATTTGTTCAGATTCAGGCAATTGACCGAAAATTGCTGCTTTTTGATTTATATCATTTATCTTTTTTTGATTTTCATTCCAATCTGTTGTGATATTTTTTAAATTAGTAACCTTGTCAATACTTTCTTCAAATTGTGTATTCATTTCCATCATTTGACCTACTATCAAACCAATAGCAACCGCAAATGCACCTACCCCTGTCGAAATTAAGGCTGTATTAAAAGCTTCCGCCGATACTGCCGCCGCTTCTTCTGCCGCTGACATACCCTCTGTAACTATTGTTGATTCTTTTGTTGCCCAGCTAAAGTTTTTTAAAGTTGTAACTAAATCTTTTAAATTTATTTTCCTTACTTGTTCAATTGCATTAATAGATGCCATTGTTGTTTTATAAATAACAAACATTGGTATCAATTTAACAACAAGATTTACAATATCTTTTAAATGGGTTAAAAAATATTGTATAGG